AGGCAAAAACCCGCCGAAAAAAATGAAATATTCCGGGAAAAGCTATCACCGGGCAATAAACAAGCCGTGGGGAGGAAAGAAAACGACAGTAAACTACTCCTGGGACTGCGAGAAGCTGAAAGAAATTGTAACACAATTCACAAAAGCATGGGCCGGTAACAGGGTAACGATAAAAAAGGCAGCGGATGCACTGATAAAACTGTTTGCAGGCATAGGAATCAACATTTTCGAAGTTCCGGAAAGTTCATACGCAGTAAATACGAGAAATGTGGTAAATACAACAAAAACATTGACAGCACACCGCAGAAAAAGAGGTGAATGGAATTGAACTATGCAACAGCAGAGGCGGAGGACAACAGAGAGAAGATCCTGAAATTCATTGTTAAATACATAAAGCGGCACTGTTATCCACCGGCTACTTATGAGATTGCGGCAGATACAGGACTGTCAAAAGCAACAGTTAGACGACATATAGCAATGTTGCTGGAGGATCGCATCCTTGAGACAGAACATCCGGGAGATTCAAGAGCGTATCGCATCAAAGATACAAAAATAGTAATGGTAAAGGAGAAAAAGACAAATGGAAATGATAATTCAAAATGAAACCGGTAATTTTACGTTGCATGTACGGATCTCAGACTCGAAAGAATATGATTTCCTCAAGGATGTGACAGAACTGGCACGAAAGTATGATTTCGAAAATGATGATTTTGAGATTGAAGATCCGGAAAAGGAAACAGATCAGGTACCGGAGACAACGATTAGCGAAGCTGCAGAAGAATACAAAGGATTTTTACATATTCGTTGCGAAGAATGTGGAGAGACAATCTCGTACAACGCAAAAGAGCCAGAGACACAGCACAAATGTAAGAAATGCGGACACGTAACACAGCTTAGAGCTTTAAAACCAATGTATGCAGAGTGCAAAGCCTGCGGAAGTTCATGGAAGTACATGACAAACAGAAACACTGCAGAACTGACGCAGGAATGCTTACAGTGCGGAAATTTGATCGACATGGAAATGAACTCACGCCGCACAGCGTATGTAACAAAAACGAAACGGGGGGGCAAGACCTCAAGGAAGTAGATTCAAAAGGAGAAAATGATGAATAAAGTAATTTTGATGGGACGTTTAACCAGAGATCCGGAAGTGCGCTACGCTTCCGGAGATAACCTGGCAATTGCCAGATATACACTTGCAGTAGACCGGAGATTCCGTCGTGACGGAGAAGCAGCCGCAGACTTTATCAATTGTGTGACTTTTGGACGCGCTGCGGAGTTTGCAGAGAAATATCTGCGACAGGGAACTAAAATTGCTGTTTCTGGACGCATCCAGACCGGAAGCTATACAAACAGGGACGGACACAAGGTATATACAACGGAAATTGTAGTTGAGGAACAGGAATTTGCAGAGGGAAAGAACGCCGGATCCGGCAGTAGTCACCCGTAGCCAGCTCCTGAAACAGATCCAGGCGGTTTTATGAATATTCCAGAGGGAATAGAGGAAGAAATGCCGTTTTGATGAGAAAGGAGAAAAATGGACAACAAGGAAGCGAGGATAATCGTAAATCAGCGCAGACAGACACGCTGGTTCAAAGACTATCATACAAATTACAAGAAAAAGCTGGAGGAACACAGAAATGCAGTCATTTCCGAAGCAGAAAAAGAAAAAACGGACTAAAAAGAAAGAACCAGAGAGACCGAGCATCCTACACAGCAGAGAAAGCGGCACTTGTTATCTCTGCATGAAGCTACACAATGATTACAGACGACATCCGGCTCTCCAGGAGCATCACATTTTCGGAGGGTGTCCGAATCGGACACATTCGGGGCATTATGGATTGAAAGTATATCTCTGTAATGTGCATCACCTGGCAGGAACAGGGCCGGAGGCAGTACATTCAAACCAAAAGGTCATGGATATGCTGCATGAAGAGGGGCAGAGAGCTTTTGAAGACCGGTTCGGCAGCAGGGAAGAGTTTATGAAGATATTCGGAAAAAATTTTATCATGGAGGAACACAAACATGATGGACATTAACGACGTTAAGAAATTAATTGACAATGTGGCACAGAAGCCATTCCTATGCAGTAATACAGAGATTACGACAGACAACGGCTATGTGATTACCACAAAAGAGCATTATGAAAAATTGCGAAAACACCGTTTGTGCCGAGCGAGAGGAAGAGAAGCTATATTTCACCGATGGACAGAACTTGCAACAGTTGTTGAACCGTCGCCGCTGGTGGGTGGACATCCAGGAGGACAAACAAATATTACACTTGCAATTGTGGAATATAAAAACGGAAAAGTAGAACAGGTATATCCGGGAGAAATAAAATTCATGGACACACAAGAGTACTGGCCAGATCAAGAGAAATAATTAGTTTTAAGGAGGGCAGACATGCCAAACGTGAGACCGCTGAACAGAAAGAAATACAACATATCAAGAAGAGCTTTCCAGACTGCATACAATTACTGTCTGCAGTATAACGAATGGAAAGAAGAGTTGACAATAAAGAGAGACACAAGAGCCGGACAGAATCTGACTGGACAGCCGGGATCACATAACTGTTCTGACTCAACCGCAGACGCAGCCATGGAAGCAGCAGAGATTACACGCAAGATAAAGAAGATCGAAGAGGCAGCCATGGAAGCTGTAGGAAAAGAAAAAGAGCTGTATCCATATCTGCTGTATTATGTGACAACAGAATATTGTACATTTCAGACTATGAAAGCCAGAGGCATTCCATGCGAGAGATCGTACTTTTACGAAATGCGTAGGAGGTTTTACAGTATCATAGCAAGGAGGATTAGATGATAGAATGTGATAAATGCAAGGCTCAGATGGAGCAGACTGCGAAGGAAGAACATATACCAAATACAGAATTGGACATCCAATACATTCAGTGTGAACAGTGCGGAAAGAAGTATATTGTACTGCTAAAGGATAACAAGACGAAAGGAATGTTGATTCGGATCAGGAACATGCAGGCAAGATACCGCCGTATGTTCGGGAAAGAAAACATTGCGAAAGTAGAAGCATACAGAAAGAGTATGGAGAACTTCCAGAAAACAATACAGAAGTACCAGGCGCAACTGAGAAACAATAACAAAGACAAGATAAAAGAGTATCTGTAATGCGGTACTCGAAGGACAAAATAAATGATATATTGATAACGTGGTATTCAGGAAAGCCACAGAATAATCGTTCCCCGCGAGAGAGGGCTTGCTATATGCAGGTCCTCTTTTGAGTTAGGAGGAATATGACGCAACAGGAAACAGAGTTCGTGCGCTGGTGCGTAGCGAACGACATACACAGGTTCTATGTGTGGACCAGGTGGAAGCAGGTCAGGCAGCAGGTGTTGAAGATGGATCATAATGAATGCCAGAGGTGCAGAGAACATCACAGATACACAGCAGCCACGACAGTACACCATGTAAACTACGTGAAGAGACATCCTGAGATGGCTCTGGACATATGGTATGAGTGGCATGGAGTGAAGAAAAGAAACCTTATAAGCCTTTGCCATGAGTGCCATGAAGCAGTGCATGGTTACAGAAAACCGCAGAAGCAGGAACCGCTGACAGAGGAACGCTGGGACTGATACCCCCAGGTCGAAAAATTTGCGATTTTTGGAGGCCGGCCGGAGACCGGTGGGTGGCCTCGACAAATCTGCGAAAGGTCGCACATGATGAAAAAATAAAAAAATAGGGGTGAAAAAATGGCCGAAAAAAAAGCGGATATATTAGAAAGCTTAAAAGAGCAGCTGAGAAAAAAACAGGCAGATATTTCCGTCTTCAAAGACCTTTTGGACGACTATATGACCCTCTATGATGTCAAAAAGAAGCTAAAAACAGATATAAAAAAGCGTGGAGTGACCTTTGAGACCACATCCGCAAGCGGGAAAGCAACGATTGTAAAACAGAACCAGTCGGTCAAAGATCTGGTTGCTGTCAACAAACAGATGCTGATGATTCTGGACAAGCTGGAGTTGACAACGAAAGAAACAATAAAGGGGGATGATGATGACGAATTGTGATCCACGCATAGAGGAGTTCATGGAGGCCGTAGAGTCTGAGAAAATCAGAGCTTCCAGGGAAGTCAAAGCACTGGTATCACACGTCAGAAGTTGTTTCAAAAACGAAGACATATACACAGACAGCGAACAGCTGACGAAATATATCGGGATCGCAAAATATTTCCCGTTTGAAAAGTTATTTCCCTGGCAGATTTTTGTCGTGGGACTGCACGATTGCACATACTGGAGGGTATCAAAGACTCCACGCTGGCCGGATCTTTTCTGTATGCTCGGAAGGGGTGCAGGAAAAGACGGAACAATAGCGTGGGAATCTGCCTGCCTGGTAAGTCCGTACAACGGAATCAGGGCGTATGATGTGGACATTTGTGCAAATAACGAAGATCAGGCACTAAGACCCGTCAAAGATGTGGTGGAAGCTCTTGAAACGCCTGAACACACGAAAAAACTAAAAAAATTTTATTACTGGACATCTGAAAAAGTGATAGGAACAGAAACGAAATCAACGATTCTGGGACGTACAAACAATCCGTCAGGAAAGGATGGTATGAGATCTGGGATGGTGGTATTTAACGAGATCCACCAGTATCAGGACTATAAGAACATTGAAGTGTTCACAACCGGACTGGGAAAGAAACCGCATCCGCGCCGGTCCTACTACACTACCCAGGGAGATATAAGAGAAGGACCGCTTGACGATATGCTTGGAACAGCGGCAGATATTCTTTTTGATGATCTTCCGGACAATGGTATGCTGCCATTTATCTGCAGACTGGACAGTAAAGAAGAAGTATACGACGAAAAGAACTGGGAAAAAGCAAACCCGTCCTTGCCATATCTCCCAACATTAATGGGAGAAATGCGAAAAGAGTACAACGACTGGTTAGCACATCCTGAACGTCTCACTGCATTTATGACAAAGAGAATGAATATCCCAAGCGGATCCACAGACATAAAAGTATGTTCGTATGAGAAAATAAAGCTCACGAACAGAGAAATACCGGATCTGTCAGGGTGGACATGCACATGTGGGATTGATTTCTCAAAGATTACGGACCTTGTTTCCGTAAATCTGCATTTCAGAGACGAAAATATCAGATATGACATCAATCATTCATGGTTATGCAGTCAGTCAAAGGACATTCCAAGGATAAAAGCTCCTCTGGAAGAATGGAGACGAAGAGGATTACTGACAATGGTGGATGATGTGGAGATACATCCAGAGATCATCACTGATTATATTCAGGTGGCAATGATGAAATACTGCATAAAAGGAATTGCGATTGATGATTTCCGATATGCTTTGCTGGCAGCAGCACTCCGGGAGATCGGATTCGACGCAAAAGTATATAAAAATTTAAAACTTGTACGGCCCTCAGACATAATGAGAGTTGCGACAGTGATAGACAGCTGTTTCGCAAATGATAATTTTGTGTGGGGCGACAATCCTGTGCTCCGTTGGGGGACGAACAATACAAAAATGATCCCATACGGGCGAAAACCGGGAAAGAAAGATGATGCAGACATAGGAAACTATGTTTACGGGAAAATTGAAGCAAAAAGCAGAAAAACAGACCCGTTTATGGCACTTGTCGCATCAATGACAATAGAGGACATGATTCCATACGCACAGACGGCAGCAGTGCCTGACATTGGAGTAATGACTTACTGAAAGGAGGTGAGGAAGGTTGGGATTTTCATTCAGGAATCTGATACGGGGAAAGCCGGAACCAGAACAGTCGGTTGAAAATGTGTCTCGAATTGAGATTGCAGACAATCCGATTGAGAACATAATGACAGAGATTTATCTGAGGGAATTGGCTTTTCAGAGAGCAATTCAGATTCTTGCAAAAATGCTAGGAAAATGCGAGATTCGTACATTCCTGAATGGTGACGAAATATTCCGGGATGAATATTATACCTGGAACTACGAACCAAACAGAAATCAGAATAAACAGCAATTTTTTGATAAGCTAATCGAAAAAATGTTCAGAAATGGAGAGGCGTTGGTTGTTGCGGGAATAGATGGACAGCTCTATGTGGCAGATTCGTTCTGTACAACTAGAAGCGCATTGTACGGGAACACGTACAGCCAGGTGCAGATTGATGATTATACTTTTCAGAGGTCGTTTAGATCCACGGATGTTCTGTATCTAAAACCGAACTGGAAAAATGTAAATACGATATTGCAGGGACTATATGGATCCTATGCGAAGCTGATCCAGTACGGAGCAAAGACCTTTATGCAGTCGCATGGATCAAAAGGAACTCTGGACATATCAGCTGTAGCCCAGAACGCAAAAAACTTTGATGATACTCTCAAAAAGCTGCTGAATGATTATTTTAAGACATTCTTTGAAAGCGAAAATGCAGTTCTGCCCTTATTCGAAGGATATACTTTCACAGAAACGAACAGGTCAAAGAACTACAATGAAACAACAACAAGAGACATAAAAGCACTATATGATGATGTATTCGACTTTACAGCGAGGGCAATAGGAATCCCTCCGTCAATCCTGAAAGGGGACGTGCAGGACAACAGCAAGGCAATGGACGAACTGCTGACTGTTGCACTGGATCCATTAGCCGGATCCTTAGAGAGCGAAATCAACCGTAAAAAATACGGGAAAGCCGTATTGAAGGGCAGCCGCTGCATGGTAGACACGTCACACGTTAAGCATGTTGACATATTCAGCAATGCGACGCAGATTGACAAGCTGGTACAGTCTGGAACGCATACGATTAACATGATTTTGCGTGCAATGGGACAGCCGCAGATCAATGAAGAATGGGCGAACCAGCATTTTATCACAAAGAATTACAGCACAGTACAGGATTTATTGAACAGCCTGGAAGGAGGTGGAGAAAATGGCGGGAATGGAAAAAACACAGAATAAAACAAATTACTGTTTTAAGCAGGCAGCAGATCCGGCGGTACATTTGCTATACATCTATGATGATGTATCGGCGTATGGAGAATTTGACTGGAAAACATGGTCATATACCGAAAGCGAGACTTCTGCAAAGTATTTCCGCGATCAGCTTGCGGCAATCCCGGAAGACCATACGATTGAATTACATATCAATTCAAATGGCGGATCTGTAAAAGAGGGAGTAACTATCTACAACCTTTTGAAGCAGTCCGGAAGCCATGTAAAAGGAATCGTTGATGGAGTGGCGTATTCCGTAGCTTTTGTGATTTTACAGGCATGTGACGAAAGAATCATGGGCGTAGGAACAACAGCACTGATCCACGAACCATGGGTAACTGCATCCGGAAATGCAAGAGAGCTGAGAAAGACAGCGGATGATCTTGACGTACTTACGGCAAGCAATCGGAAAATCTTCCTTGAGCGTTCAAATCTGGAAGAACAGCAGCTTGCAGACATGATGGAAGCAGAAACCTTCCTGACTCCAGATGATTGTCTGGAATATGGCCTGATCGACAAGGTAGAGGATTACGGACACGCGCCAGAGGGAGACACGACAAAAGAAGGAATGCAGAAACGTCTCCAGGAAGTTATGCAGCACATGAAAGATACGAAGTCTTTCAGAGAGCAGCTGGAACTTATGCAGAAAGGACAGAAACCCGAACCGGGAAAGAAACCAGAAGAACCAGAGAAACATACACTGCAGGGATTTCTGCAGGGATTCAAAAAAGGAGAGTAAAATGAAAAATAAAGATTTTGCCGCATTAAAGAGAACGGAAATCCTCAACAGAATGAACGCAGCTGTTGCGGAAAATGATTCAGAAGCGTTTTCAAAAGCATATCTGGAATTATGCCAGGACATTGAGGAGAACGTGCTTGAACAGGCGAAAGAGCTTGTAAATCAGAGCGACATGAACGTACTTGCACAGAGAGGCGTGCGTCAGCTCACAAGCGCAGAAAGAGAATATTATGAGAAAGTAATTGACGCAATGAAATCTTCGGATCCAAAGCAGGCCCTCAACAATATTGAGACTGTTTTCCCGGAG